CTTGGGGGATTACTCCGGTATTTTTCCGCAGCCCATTCTTCTAAAGTCAGCATTTGAAGCATGTGATTTACCTCATAATGGCCCATATCAGGGCCATTTTCTGAAATTAAAAAATCAGTGTTCTGTCAGACGCTGCCAGATTGCTGACACGTATTTGACCTGGTGAAGAGCATCCGAAATAGCCTTGTGAGGTTCACCCTCAAATGGGATCTCATAACGAGGCTCGCAGCCAACGGCTTTACCCAACTCGACAACAGTTCTTACATCCCGGTTATTCCAGAACTTCCATGGGCAGGGGATCCCCGTCCGGTCATAAGATGCTTCAAGCAGGACATTGTCATAAGTGGCACCATTGCCCCAGACCTGCACATGTTCAGGGCCGTTAGCCGCATTCTCAGCTATAAACTCATTTAGCTGTAGTAAGGCGTCATCGAGCGGAATAGCATCATCCATCACTAACTCTGAACGAGCTTCAGGTGAAGCTTTGAGCCAGAAGGTTATGGTAGATGCATCCGGAACCCCGCCGCTGGCCATGGCAGATTCCAGGCTAATAACTTTGTAAAATTCCGATCCGGTATTATCTGTAGATGGATCAAAGAACACGGCCCCGATAGATACGACTGGTGAATCAGCTTTTTTACCAAAAGCTTCAATGTCGATCATAAGGTGTGTATAAAGCATTTCAGGCTCAGCATGATTATGATGACCGGAATCATTATTTATGGCAGTTGTGCTGCTATAAGTTTCAGTAGCGCTTGCGCTTGAGATAGTTTCTTCCGTGCCTTCTGATAACGCAGCACCGTCCGGGGTTTCATCATTGCCAGTTTCTTCCATCTGCACATTATCAACGTACTCCGCCGCGGTATCTTGTTGGTCGATTTCAGCGTTGCTGGTGGCCAACCCTTCAATAGAAAAAAGACCATTACCAACTTTTTCGAGAACCGGCTGCGTGCCGTCGTCGACATGTGTCCCTTCATTCTGGCCGCCAGTTTCAACATCAGAATTAGTCGCTACCTCGTTTGTCCAGCTCACCTCCGGGTTATGGCGTGCCGCGACAAGAGTTTCGTCTGATGGTGCAGAATGATCGCTTTCAGTCAGGTTTGCGTTAATGAATCCGCTGAGACGTGCTGGATACAGGTAATGCTCAGGGTGAGCGCTGCGGATAAGTGCAAAGATAGCTGCACGCGAGTAATCCAAAACTCCCGGAGTTGCACGAAGAGCTTTAGACCATTCTTTGAATGGACTTTCTTTTTTACTAACGATCTCTTTTGCCCGACGGAAAACACCACCAGGGATATCGTAAATGTTGAAATCCATTGGTAACGTGGCCAGCGCAATCTCTAAATCGAGAGTGTCGAGATCATGTTTAAGGTCAGGGTTTCTGTCGGTCTTGTTGCCTCCGCCAGCATTCGTACCGCTTTCAGTACGCTGTATCTCTGCAATGCGATTGCCTTTGGCCCATTCTTTTACCAGCAGGCCGCGGTCTATGTAATCAGTCGCCGCCCAGATTCTGGTGAATCGGAGAACCAAAGCGAGTTCGTGACGCTTTTCCTGGCTGAACACTTTGCGAATGGCGTCGGTATAGCGCCACAGGTCTTTGGTGTCGTAACCCTTAACCTGTTCGCAGTTTTCTGCCGCCAGCAGCAGGTTCTGGACATAGCTATTGTCAGTGTCCATCTCCAGCGCGCTGATACCTTCGTATTCATCGCGTGTAATGTGGTGGCGCAGTTCGTCGGAGGTGAACTGGGCGAGTAGATGCTTGCGAAAGGGCATGCGAACGACTGGATAACGTGTGGTCTCGTCATCATTCTCGTCAATCTGGATACCGTTATCAGGTTCAAGACCCTGATCTGCTATAACGCCGGTGTCGCTGGTGCTTTCAGATTTCACGTGGGTAAATTTTCCGCTGCGCCAGGCTTCCACTAATTGGTTGCGATCGCTGGCATCTGCTTTAGCCCAGTCAGCCAAGAATGCAGCGATATCATCAATTTCGTGCGTTTCATCTGGCGCGAATACCTGCTTAACCGCCTGAACGAGTTTCCACTCAGCGTTCAGGCTGAGTTCGGCAACTTCAGGGATGTTGCTCTTCGCCAGCAGCAGGTTCTGAAGATAGGTGTTGCCTTCATCCAGTGACATTTCGCTGGCAGCCAGTTGCTGCTCTTTTGTGATGTGTGATTGATACTTGTCGCTGGTCAGGTGAACGGCAAAACGTACTGCTGGAGTGCGGTTTTCAAGTGGGACACTCTCGACGGTGGTTTCAACTGTAGTGGTCGCTTCCTGAGCGGCAGTGGTGTTGTCCACGGCTCCAGTAGACTCAGCACCAGCCTTTGGCAGCCAGGTGCGTCCATCGTCCTGCAGTTCGTAGCGTTTGCACCAGGTGTAATCTACTGTGCTTTCTTCCGGCAGGTCGTTGTAAACAGGGAAATCGGTACGGACAGGTTTGCTATAATCCTTGCCCCGGCCGGTTTCAATGCCAGCATCTTCCAGCTCAACATCCAGCTGCAAATTGGCTCGCGCTTCTGATTTAGCAGTGAACCAGATAACGGCATCTTCTTTGCCGGATTTCTGTGTTGCCTTGATTAAATGAAAGAATTCCATATCGGGTCCTTAATTTTGGTTGTAAGATACCCGCAGCTAGTGATTGCCGCCTTGGGTAGTGG